GTACAGAGAGGTGTGTAATAAGGTTGTGGCCGTTCTGCCATACGATTCACACCAATAATAGGCAGCTCTGTCCAAACCCCTGAGGGAGTGGCACCAGTGAAGATTTGAAGCCTTACAGCTCCTTGTAACAAGGTTAGAATCTGACTCCAGAGAATGAAGTCAATCGGAGATACAAATCTAAACTGAACAGGAGGACCCGCAACAGGAATTACCTGCTCTGTGTAGGTACGAAACATCCGTCCAGCAAAGAATCCTGTCTGACCAGGATCAACTCGAATCCGCTGACTTGGGCCTGCTCTGTCTGTTAACAGTATTCGGGGAGTATCAGTAGTAACAGGCATATTATCCTCTAGAAGATGATTGTAAGAACGTAGCTGTTACACTACCTGAGGTGTAGGCCGTCACTACTAAACGGACAGCAGTAACTGGAGAAGTAATGGTGCTATCTGCATTGGTAGTTTTAGACACTAGGACAGTGTGGTCAAACCAGTTCCCAGTGCTAGGTGAGTAGGACGTCAGCCATACATCATCAAAGGTGTACTGAACTTTATAAGTAAGAACAGCACCAGAGGAAATAACACATCCAATACCAATGTTAAATACTTGAGCTTTTGGATCAACTGGAAGAGGCAAGCTCGACGTAGCTGACGAAAGAGTTACATCTTGCCTACGCATAATTTACAAGCCTTCGCCGTAGGTGGCGTACAGTGTAGAGGTAGTAGTGGTTCCAATGACCGAGAGACGGGTAACATCCAGAGGCAACGTAAACACTTCGACAGTGTTTGGAAGCATGGGAAGAGAGGTTGTAACTGCTGCAGTTTGAGAAGCCTGTACAAACTCAATAAAAATGGTGTCAGTGCCTAGATTCACTAGACGAACTGAGCGGGTTCCCAACGTATCGGGAATGGTGAGAAACTGAGCAGCTGCCGTCACAGCAACATTGACAGTTTTGTTATTACCTAACGGGCGGAAGGCCCGAAGTTGCAATGTAGACATTCAAATTCTCCAAAAGAAAAGGGGCACTAAAGGCCCCTTAAATGTTACACGTAGGTAACTACAAAATTCCACGGGCCTCCGAGGGTCGAAGCAGTTCCCGTTTCTGCATAGACAGCAGAGATAGAAATGTCGCCAGCTAGAGGCAGAGGCTCAATGTTTGGCAAACTAGTCATTGGCACATTCACATCAGTGGTGCCTACAGTTAGTTCGTCCACAGCACCTGTGGAAAGAGTGCCCGCATTACTCGTAACCGTGAGGGTTACCGAAGCCGTAGTGCCAGCATTGCTGACAGCACCCACCTTCTGATTGATAGCAAGAATAGACGACTGGGCTGGCAGCATAGCCTTCAGCACATTCGCCGTGTTTGCACGAGTAACTTGGAACACCTTGGTGTATACAGGCTTGCCCGGTGGATTGAGTGGACTAGGCCCACTCGACAACGGGGTTACCAGATCAACTTGTTTAATACCCATATTGGTTCCTTATAGAGGGGCCGAGAGGCCCCTCAAAGATGTTAGGCACCCGGCGACGCATAGATTGCGCGGGCATCCGTCCAACCAAACGAGTAACGGGACATAGCCTTGAACTTAGCATTGTCAGTATCGAAGTCGTTGTCCATGTCGAACGAGTCGGCACGACGCTCAAAGTACTTGAGGCCATCACCAACGTCAGTGCGAATGAACCATGCATCCGGGTCCGTCAGGTAGTGATTGGTGATGCACTTCGGAATAACACCCATTGCCTTGAGAGCATTGAGGTCATTCGCGTCAGTACCAACACGACCATCCGAGTACAGGATACGCTTAGCTTCAAAGACCAGCTGACGCGGGACAATGAGACTAGACGGACGGGCTGCAATGAGCAAACCACGGTCATCAGTGAAGGCCGCAATGTCAATCTGAGCTTGCTCCAGAGCAGCTTCCGAAAGGTCGGCTGCCGTTGCAATTTGATTGGACCACGTACCACCAGCGATGTTCGGATGCGATGCATTAATCATCGACACACCGTCACCACCAGTAAAGGCTGCATTGAATGCACGGTTGTAAACGTTAGCACCAAAGATTTCCTTGGTTTGACGAATACTACGAGCAAGAGCATTAGCCTTACGCTGACCAACAATGTCATACTGGTCGTCTTCCATCACTTCGCGGGTGATGATGAAGCCGAGCGCAAACACAACGTGTTGGTAGCGGGTGATGAAGCCTTGACGTTCTGTATCGTACGTAATTGGAGCACCTTCAGGCTTTTGGACAGCAAGACCAAAAGACGAGATACCAACGTCTTCTTCAAACGCTTTGTTCGACTTATAGGTATCGAACAGATCGGTGTACTCGACAGGATAGTCGTTGTACGACTTGCCATACCAAGCATTTACACCGGGCCAGAGGGCCTTGGCAAAACTGCCACTATTAATAACAGACATTATCTACCTTTCTTTTTTAGACGCCAGCTTGGCCAGTACCGTTGCTGAGAGTCGAACCGTTGAGCTTCACGTAGAACGAGAAGAATGCATCACCGGGGACATTATCAGGACGATAGGGAAAGCCAACAATCTTCAGAGGAAGAGTAGCAGTCGTTGCTTGACCAGCCGAATCCAACTGCATACCAGAAGCACCCGAAGAGGTGTTACCAGCAGTGAGAGTGAACTGACCGTTCAGACCAACCATGGCTGTTGCAGCAGCAGCTGCGGGACCTGCACCAGCAAGCTGCACTTCAAAGATGGCATTGGGATCAGTAACGACAAGCAGGTAACGATCGGTGGATGCCCGACGATAAATCGGAGTATTCAGGTCATTAACAGGTGGGACGTTCTGCACATCACCCATACCTTCAAAGGCAATACCAACAACAATACCGTACGGAACACCCGTAGCGGAGGCTTGACGAGTCACAGTGGGGACACCAGTTGGGCTGCGGGAATCACCCAGCAACTGAACAGCATCACCAACCATAATGACTGTCGCGTCAGAGGCGGGGACGAAGCAGGTTTCCACCTGACCCGACATAGCACCGCCTACAACGTTCTTAACGTATCGAAATCCGTTAATACGCGAAACACTAGACATTAGTAATTCTCCAAAAGAAAAAACAAAATAGGAAAATTACTCAAAAGAATTTACTTGTAGAAAGCATCAAGCTTTCCGTAAGTTCCATCGAGAGCTTTTTCCTTAGTAGCGCGTTCAGTGTCTGCGACATAGTCTTGTTTGATCTTCTGGTCTTCCTTAAAATACTCGTCTTTTTGACGCATAAGGATAGCCTTCACACCACCACCAACTGAATGTCTAGAGACAGAGCCCTCAGGCTGTGCCTGATCCACTCGTTTGTCGCCTACCTTCACTTTATTGGATGGGACAATTTCATATCCACGATCCAAGAATTCTTGCACTCGGTCTTCCGAATCATTAACAAACCGATATTCATAGCCCGGTTCCTTACCCTCTGCGGTAAGCACATTACGCCGACTCAAACCAGTACGACGAACTCGCCCACTTGGGGCTTTAGCGATTGCTTCTTTCATGGAATTTCCTTATTGCCTCTCTCGTTGCTTGCGGATGTCACTGAGATATTGTTCTTTAGTAAGAACCCCACTGCCAACCAGCTTCTTCATAACTTGTTCTTCAACATCTGACAGTTGAACCCGATCACTCTTGCCACCACCAGCGGCACCACCGCCTTCAACAGCAGCAGCCTTATCACGATTGGGATTGGTAAACTTGTGAGCAAACTCTTTACGAATTTCCTTTTCCACTTCACGTAGCACTTCTGAAGGACTCAAACCTTGTTGAGCAAGACGACGGCCAAGGCCGTCAGCAGCTTCAGCCATAACAGCGTTGGAAGTGTACCAAGGGTTCTTGTTAACCCAGTTTACAAATTCAGGATGGGGAGTTGGATCAACAGACTGCTGTACAGGAGCTTGTCGCACACCCTCTCGAAGGGCAGCAATCTTTTCATCAGCTTCTAGCACGCCATCAGCATCATTATCAAGCAGAGCTTCCTTCTTTTCCTTCTTCAAGGTTTCAAGAGCACGCTTATACTCAGTTTCCGACACCTTGGCATAGTGTTGCTGCAAAGCCTGAAGAGCCTGTTTAGTAG